GGAAGAATATGTGGTTGAAATGGCTGTGATTTAGTTTCTTCTACTTTTTTACTTGAATTTATTTCAGTAGAAGATGTAAGTATTTGTTTTTTATTACAATTACAACCCATAATTTAATTCCTTATAATAATTGCCATGCACCTGTACCACCATTTGTGGTACTTGAATAAATAAGAGTTACAGCAGCATATGCTGAAACATTATATGTACCGCCACCTGTTGAAAGCATAATTGAATTAGCACCTGAACTCGTTGCTAATGAACCATGAACAATGCTCATTGTTACATTAGTCTCATTTGAAATATACAATAATCTACCATCAGTATTATCATCTATACCTATAAGTTGAAAACTTGAACCTGGTGTCCCACCAATTTTTACAAATGTTGTATCAGCATTAATAGTTAATTCTAAATCTGAAGTATCACTTTTAGGAATAGCCTGATTTATGGGTGGACAAGGGCAAGGACCTGGCGGTCCAATATCACCTGTATCACCTTTATCACCCTTTGGTCCAGTATCACCTGTGTCACCTTTAGGTCCAGTCGGTCCAGTTGGCCCAGTCGGTCCAGTTGGTCCAGTTGGCCCAGTTGGTCCAGCAGGTCCTTGTGGTCCTACCCCACCTGTTCCTTGATTACCTTGATTACCTAAATTACCTTGATTACCTTGAAATCCTTGTGGTCCTTGTCTTCCTTGATTTCCTTGTGCTCCAATTATACCTTGAATACCCTGAACTCCTTGAACACCTTGAACTCCTTGAACACCTTGAATACCCTGAACTCCTTGAGTTCCCTCTAATCCTTGTGCTCCAATTCTACCTTGATTACCTTGACCACCTAATATACTTGCAGGAAATCCTATACCACCTTCATATCTATAAGTTGTAACAGCAGGTGGATTTCCTGATGTTACTCCTTCGGGTAATCCATTAAAAAATGTAAGAACACCTGACGAATAATTAAATACCCAATCATTTTGACCTAATGGAATTGGAAGCCAATTTGTAGATATAGTATCATATTTCCATACTTTTACTTGATAATCTACTCCAAATAATCTTGGTGGTATACAATTGTATAAATCACCTGTTGAATCATAAAATGCTGTAGAACTACCTTCATCAAAAGTCAAAACCTTTTGATGAAATTTAGTAAATATCACATCTCCAGAATCTTCATAAGTAAGTCCATCACCAAATGTATCTTCTTTTATAGGATTTACATTTGGTATTTTATCCGAATCTGTCCAAAGTTGATTTGGATTAATAGGGAATATTTCTGAATACGATTCTTCAAAATTTTCTAAATTTACATTAGTTGTTGCTTTATTTGATTCTGAAGAATTATATGTTATATGACTTTTTTTGTCTGGAGTTAATCCTGTACTCATAGTTTTCTATATTTTACTTTGTTGCTAAAATTTCAAGTCTAACTGAAAAACCTCTCGTGTTTCTTATATAGACCAAATTATCTTCGCCAGTTAAAACCATCATCTCTCTTAAAACATTCCAATTAGTATTGTCCATAGACCACTCAATATATCTATTAGCAGATGTAATAGATTCATCTGTTGGATATGTAACTAATATCATCATAAATTTCAAATTAACCACCCCATTTAATAAAGTATCACCATTCTCTAATATAGTGCTTGTATGTGTAAATTCAGAGATTGGAATAGATATTTTGGATAAATCTACTTTGTCTATTGTATTTGAACCCTGAACAACACTTGCTCTTCCACATAGATTAAAAGTAACAAATCTTTGATTAGATGATGCGTCATCATAACAATCAAGAGGCATATTTTGAACAAATGTTATTGCCATAAATACAATTTTATTTTAAATTCATTGAATTAATTATTTGCTGATGGAGAACTTTTGAATGATTATAGTCAATTATTGACTTTTTTTTTTCATCCTCGTTTTCTTCATCTATGAAATCATCATGCTGTTCTTCAATTGTAGAATCATCAAAAAAAGATTCAGTTGGTTCTTTTTCATATATATCTTTAATCTCTTCTTCTTTTATATTTTCTGATTCTATTTGTTCTTCAACTACTATTTCTTCTTTTGTTTCCTCCAATACAATTTCTTCTGTATTTTCAAGTATAGTTTCTTCTTCTATTGTAGCAATTTCTTCTTCTGATACGATTGATTCGGTATTATTTTCTTCAATATTTTCAATTATTTCATCCTCTTTAGTTTCTTCAACTATTTCTATTTCTTCTGTTTCTTCTATATCAATATCAAAAGTTTCTTCTGATTGTGTTTCTTCTGATTTAATTTCTTCAGTTTCTTCACTTGCTACAATTTCTTCTTTTTCTTCTTCTTTTGTATCTTCTTTGACTTCTGATGTTTCTATGACTTCATCATTTGTATCTACAACTAATTCTTCTAATTGCTTTTCAGTAGATTTAGTCTTTTCCTCTGGTTTAAGATAATCTGATACAGACTTTAAGAATGCAAGTGATATAATTGGAATAGGAAGTCCAATCAATAGAGAAAGAATAAATTTAGTAGTTCTTTGTTCTAATTTCTGCATAGTCATCATTTCAACAAGATCTATAAAAGAATCAATCCATTGCGGATTTGTAGCCATAGCTTGTGAAATATAATCATAAGTATAATAAACATTACCAAGCATTTGCATAGCAACAAGAACTACAAATATAAACCAAACTGCAAAACGATTGATTTTATCAAGAACAGCAAGTGTCATAAGGGAAGCTATTGATCCTATTTCAAAAGCCAATGCTAATATTATCGCCATCCATGTCATATTACCTAATCCAAAGAATGTAATAATATGGATAGTAGATATTAAAGAGGAAAGCGCAGGAACTGCTAAAAATGATGCAACGACTATTTTGCGAAAATCATTAGGTTTAAGTTTCATTCTTTAATGAGTATTTTAAGTTATCTATATATCTTAAAAAAACAAGCCATCATACTATTTTTAGCATGATGGCTCAAATAATTGATAGATTTAACAATTATTTTTTGATTACAATATAATTTGCTTGAGATTTTTTATTAACCCCACCATACATAGCAGAATCAATTTTGGTCTCAATCTTTTTCATTGCTTCTCCGTTTGTTTTAACCTGATAAGAATATTCAATCATAAGTGAATCATTGAATTTCTTTTGAGATTCTACAGCACTAACGGCATTAGAAACTCTTGAGCAAGTTGAACATTGAGAAAACAAAGTTGCCAATGAGAAACAAATTGCAATCAATGGTAGATTTTGTTTGAGTTTTTCTAACATCATATTGAGTTATTTTTATTGAATAGCAAATGCTATTTAATTTCTATATATCAATTTTCATTAGGTTCTAGTTCATTTGGATTCAAATTATTCTCCAAAGCACCTAATTTTAATTTCAAATTTTGAAGCAAAGTGGTGTCTTTTCTATAAATATTGACTGTTTCTGAAATTGGAACTAACAATTTCTCATAAAAAGTCTTTGCGGATTGGAAACCTACACCTTCTGCTGATTGAAGCATTTGTAAAATCGGCTCAATAAAGATACCAGTTATTTCAAATGTTTGTGTTTTTCTGCATTCTTTTATGGCTTGTTCCAATTCACTATGAACATTGCAAACCAAAAAAGCATCAGTAAAACGCCATTTTACTCTATCGTGAATGAACTTTTTAAGTTCATCGGCAGTATTCAAACCACCTTCAATAGTGTATCGTTTAGTAACTGATTCATTTTCAAGTCTTTGAATTTCATCAGAAATAGACTGAATTCTCTCCTCAAGAGATAAACTTTCATCATCCCAACTTCCATTCAAAGTTGTTTGAGATGATTCGGTTGGGATTTGTACTACATCTTCTACAATTGTAGTATTTGTTTCGGCATTGATGACTTTCGGCATCGTTTTCTCCATTAAATGTAACAAATTATCTATAACTGCACATATTATTATGTTGCATACATATTTTACAATTTTTTGAAAAAAAGGTTCAAATTTTAAAAAAATTGCGGTTTTTCGTCATTTTTTCAAAAAAGTTTTCCACGTCTTGTAACCTTTTGCCGTTTCGTGTGTTATATAGTCATAGGGGTAATGACAACAAAGCAGAGCAACCTAGCCTAGCCCCTTAGCCTTACCCTTATTACTCACATTGGCTAATAGTAAACTTTCAGTAAGTTTTAAGTAGAATATTAACCATTCCAGTTTAAACTATCAGCTCCTTTTTTTTTATTTTTTTATTATTTCTTTTAAAACTATTGGTTGCTAGGTAGTTGATTAAAAAATAAAAAAAAATTATAAAAAAACTTTGCTATGTACTGTTCTTTCATAGACAAGGTGCTTCAAACCTAAAGGGATTTGAATGCTTAAAGTAAATGAATTGAACGGGGGAAAGTGTGTCTACTCTGAAAGATTAGACTATTGTTTTTTTTTACTTGCAATTTATGGTATTTTTTTTCCTATTTAACACATTATTCTAATTTATAGGTATAGATATAGATATATATGAAATGGTTTATTATTGATAAACTACTAACATTTATATCATGCTCTATGAGCTATAATTTATTTTTAGATGATAAAAGAAATCCTAGCGATATATGGAATCATATAAAAAGTCCAGAATATGCTGTATATAATTGGGTTATAGTTAAAGACTACAATTCATTTGTTCAAACTATTCAGGATAATGGTATTCCAGTTCGTATATCGTTTGATCATAATTTAAGTGACGAACATATAATAAGACAAAATAAGACGAAAATCAATTATAGTTCGTATAAAGACAAGACAGGTTATGATTGTGCCGTTTGGCTTATTGAATATTGTTTAGACTATGAAATCAGTCTACCAAAGTATAAAATACACGCTGAAGAAGGACTTGGTAAGCAAAATATTGAAAATTTGCTCGAAAGTTTTGATAAATACCAAAAGTCCATAAACAAAAAAAAATGATATGAGAATTAAACCTATTACCGAAGAATACTTCAAAATGAAGAAACTTTTTGAAGAATCATTAGAAACTAAATCTCTTCAAGATAAATACAAACAATATGCAGAAGTTAATAAAAGATTTGATACAGCATACAAAGATTTGATTTCAATCATTAATAGTAATAATCCCTTTTCCTATTTAATTGAAAATTCACATAATGAATTACATGAAATTCATTTAATGTATCAAAAATTTGATAAACTCCGTAACGGAATATCTGCTTCTTCTTCAAAAATTCAAAAACAATTTGAAAGTTATCTTTCAGAAGCTGAAGAATTAATTATTGAGGTACGAAATTTATCTGAATCTTTAGCAGAAACAGGAGTTGAACTTGATTCAGTCAATGAATCAAAAATTGGAGATATCATTAAAATTATAAAGAAAGAAATAGTTAATTTCAAAAAGTGGATAACAAAGAAAATTAAAACTATGAATAAACTTTATACTATACTCAAAGAAGATATAGAAATGATTGAAAAAGAAATCCAAAAGGAATTCAATATAAAATAATTCTTTCTTATGAAAAATATTAAAACGCTTGAGAATTTTGATAAAACAAATATAAATTATACTTATTCAATAGATTGGTCTTTATTTGAAGGTGAGATTGAATACGACATAATTACAGAAGAACTAAAAGTTGTTTTTTCAGATCATGGAAATGAACAAGCTGATAATTTTAAAATTGATAAAATTGAAATTGAAGAATTAATTCAAAAAGCTGCCCCATCAATAATAAATTCTTTTAATAAATATTCAGATAATATGGATACCTCTGGTAATAAACAAGTAATTTGCACACTCAGAGATAGAACAAAAAAAATACCACATGAAATAATAGTAGTTTTTGATTATAATCCTAAAACTCGTCAAAAAGAAGATATTTCTGTAAAAAAAGAAAATATAGCAGTTACTGGAGAAATATTTAATGCAAGTAAAATAAATACAATTAGAGATAATTATCATAAAAAGGGTATGTATAGAGATCCAGTACAAGAAGAAGGAAAATTAAGAAATCATCCTTACAAGGATATAACTCTTTTTATGGACAATGAAGATAAAAAAATGCAAAGAGGTGAAGAACATATTAGTTTACAAAACAAAGATTATGTGTTCAGAGTAATAACTACAAGAAGAAAAAAGGATTTTCGTCCTAATACACCTAATCAAATATTCTTTGATGTTTACAAAGACAATGTAGATAGAAAAAAGGATTCAGATTTTTAATTAAAAATTACAAAGTATATGAAAGAATTTAAAGATTATCTTGCAGAATCAGTAGAAACAATGGGTGATTCACTTGATTATATTTCTACTATCCTTGAAGAAAAGGGAATTTCATCAAGACTACTTAGATTTGAAAGGGATTCTATAGGAGATTTAACTTCAATAGCATTTGATGTCAATGACTTATCACCAAAGAAAAGAGAAAATATTGTAAATTCACTTCATAAATTTGGTTTTAAATCAGCAAATATTGAATTCCATGATTGGAATAAGTTATGGATTATATCTATTGATAGAATTCGTATTCAAAGAAAGAGTTCTGCAAATGCTCTAATCAATTCATTGTATTTAGGTATTATTGAAAACCCTAAAAAAGATATAGAAACTTCAAATCCTGAATCAGAAAAGAAAAGTATGCTTGAACGAATTATAGGTAAAACATTTCCAAAAAAAGAGAAATAATTTTAACATAAAAGAAAAGTATGAAAAGATATATCAAACTTTACGAAGAATTTAGAGAAGATTTAGAAATTACATTACAAAGAGAAATTGATGTAACTTTTCGTTTTTTATTGTGGAGAGGTGTTAAAAGTGAAACTTTACAAAGAAAAATTAAAGAAAAGTTTATTGAATCAATAAAACCTCCCTTTACTTATTCGGATATAACTTTTTATTCTTTTGATATGGATCACATATCTGATATTCCATTAAAGTCAAATAAAATACAATCAGAATATGGTGTTAAAGCCAAATTAGTTTTTGAAAATGTAGAGTTAGATGAAATAGGTATCAATGAAATGATTAAAAGAGGTATTTCAAATTTCTTAAAACTTGAAGAAGATGAATACTTTGAAAATGAGGTTGAAAAATCAAAGATAGTAAGTATAGATTTTCTTTAATTTCTCATCATTTTATAAATATCACCCATATTTTTCACATTCATAGAATTATCATTCCCCATATTTTCTAGTTTGTTATTGATTTCTTTTTTATATCTTTCTTGGACACCTTCATCCCAAATTTCACTAACACAATCTGGAAAAACACCAGATTTAAAAAATGCCATAAGATTTACACAACTCATAGCACAATCATCGTGTCCTCTTTCATTAGAATATGTACCTGCTTCATTTACGCCAAATGTTGTAAATTCGGATATAGTTATATCATGAGTTAAAATAATTCTCCTTGCTCTAAACGCTGGTCTAAAGTCTTCACAATATATTCTTTTTAATTGATTATTTAATTTGATACCAGGTTTGAATACCTTATCATCAGACTTATGTTTAGTCGTTATAAACAGTTCTGTAAAAAATTCTTCATGTTGAGACATAAGTTCTAAAAAGTAATTACCATTATAATTCATTTCAAGAACTATCTTTACTCTTTCTTCACCAAGTATATCATAAATTACAGCATTTGTAATTTTTACAAAATCTGAAATAGAAACTGTATTTGACCTGAAAATTCCAACTTGTTTAAGACCAAAGAAATCTATCTCACCTTGATAAAGTTTATGTCTTCTCATTGCACCCATACTAAGCGGAACTAATTGGAATATATTAAGAATAGTATAATCTCTATTAGCACCTTCTGCTAAATCTATTGATATAACAAAAAATCTTTTACCTAATCTAAATCTTCCGTTGTTATCTTTGTAATCAAAATCAAAAGAAGTATCCCATAGTAAATCTTTGTAATTAATATCTTGATCATGTAATGATTCTATTTCTCTAAATTCATACTTACTTTCACATCTTTTTGCAAATGATATAGACTGCCCATCTAAAAGAAATGATGAACTTGCTACGAATTGATTTCCAAATTCTTGATTAAATGCTTCTTCACTACCTAAATCACCTATCCATTTTTGTTTCCATGCTTCATCTCTACCAGGAACTTGCCACCAATCAACTCTCAAAGGCACAAAATCACTTTTTTTCTTTACAGCGTTATCGTAGATTTCGTAAAATAGATTTAATCCATTAGCGGTTGAAGTTATCAACATCTTTGAATCTTTTATAGAGGATAGAGTAGGTAAAATAGATTTATAGAATGACCTTGCTATTTTTTCAGGAATATGAGCAAACTCGTCTGCGAATATCACATCAAAAGTAAAACCAATCGCAGGAGTTTCTGTACATGCTTCAGCAAAAATTCGGCATCCATTATCAAAAGCCATTCTACCTATATTATTTACCTTAACGCCTGGCTTCATATAAAATGGCAAATACCTTAAAATTGTTTTAGTTTTATCTAAAATTTCTTCAGATGTTGCTCTTTTATTTGCAATCACCAACACATTTTTATCAAAATGGAAACAAAGATACCAAGATAAAAAAATACAGGTTGTTATTGTTTTTCCAATCTGCCTTGATGCCAAAAAAATAACTCTCTCATTTTTAGCATATGCTTCTATAACCTTTTCTTGATAATCCCTTAAACGAATTTTTTCTATACCATTATCAGTCTTTGAAAAGCAGTAATTATTAGCAAAATAAAGGATATCCTTTTGACATCTGACAATTTCTTCAAGTTCTAATTGCTCGTATTCAAATGCTATATTTGCACCTCTCCAATCCGTATCACCTTCAGAAAATGGGTTTTGTCTAGGCATACTCTCCCCATTAGTAATACTTTCCATCAAATCTGCAACTGCTTTAGAACTCCAAGCCATAAATTTTCCTTTTTATTAGATTATATATTGATATATACCCTTGAAATAAAATTTTATATTATGAAAAAATTTATCCGTCCATTTGAATCAGAACTTCTCAATATCAATGAAGAAGAATCCTTGAAATCAAAACAATCTCAACTTTTCCTTAGTCCTGAAGAATTTGAGGAAATTGAATCAAGGAATAAAGAGATAGTCAAAAAAAGTGTCGGTGAAAAATTAGAAGCCGAATTGAATGAATATTGGAATCAAAAAAAGGAAATGGAGAAACTTATGTATTCTCTAAAAAACAATTTAGATGATAGTTATAATAAAATGTTAAAATCTGTTCAAGAAAATATAGCAGAATTAGAAAAGCATGGTATTGAAATTGAAAATGGAAATATTGAATTTGATAATATAGTTCTTAAAATATCAGAAAAAGAGAAAATGTATCATTTTAGCGATGGGGATAAGTTGAAAGTATTTGAAATGTTAGAAGAATTGGAAGAGAAAAAAATAAGTACAATCAAAGCATATGCTCGTTCTATTGGTATGATTAATGAATTTTTTGAGTATATGGAAATGGGTATTTTCTATAAAAAAGAACAAGGTTCTGAAAGATCAAGAGAACCATATTTCAGATATGCTAAAGTTTCACCAGAAGTTTCTGAATCTGTGGCTGGAGAAGGAAATGTTCAATCAATAATTTCAAAAGTTTCTAATTTCTTCAAGAACGCTTGGTATGGAATCAAAAAGTATGGTTATTTATTTGGTTTAGAAAAAAACATATCAGAATATAAAACCAAACTAAAAGAAGCAAATGCTCTTATAGATAGACTTTAAGTTATTATACTAAACAAGAAAATCAATTATGAAGTACATAAAACTTTTTGAAACTACTTTAACAAGATTAGAAAATATATTATCTCTAAAATATGCACCTCATTGGGTAGCAAAGGTGAAGAAAAATATATTTGCGAGTAGTAAAGAGCAAAATGATATTGAAAAGGCATTAGAAGAATGGAAATATATTAATGAGTGTGAATTAGTAGATTATGAAACTTGTGAAATTTGTGGACAAACAGGTTTAAGATATCTTTTCACAATTAGAAATACATTTGTCAATCATATATTAAAGATAGGTAGCGAATGTATAAAAAGATTTTCAGCAGAAGACACTAAATCTATTAGAGTATATGATATTTATGGTAATAGAGTATTTGATGAAAGATTGATTATTAGGTTGATAAATAAAGATGTTAAGGAATTAACTAAAGATGCAAAACAGTTATCAGTTTTGGATGTATTGAATGATTTATATGAAAAAACCAATGATAAATATGTTAGTCATTTATTTGATGTATATTCAAATGATGGAGAATTAACACCACTTCAAATGATTTGGCTTCATGATGCTTTCAGAAGAAATCAAATAATTGTTAATCCAAATGATTTTAATGTAAATATCAGTAATAATTTCAATATGGATCAAGTTTATACAATGAGTTCTGATTCTTTGAATATATTAAGAAAATACTTGACAAGGGATCAATTAAGAAGATTGGAATTTAGACTTGAGAACTTTAAGGACATAAATAGATAGGGTATTTATTTTTCAAAGATATTTTGATTTTAAGGTTAATTTACTTATATTAGTCAAAATATAAATGGAGAATATATGAACAATACAGAACCAAAAACCTGGGTTCCTATAACAGAACCATTAGCCGCAGTTCAAAATCTTATAAATGCTGCTCTTTTAGGTCAATCTAAAGGTGCTTATACTTTTGAAGAAGCATCATTAGTATGGGAATCAATTAAGTATCTTGTGAATCTACAAGTTAAATTACGAGAAGAAGATAAAGATATGAATGATTCTCTAATTGAAGAGTTAAGTAAAACGGAATTAGAAGAAGAAAATTCAGAAGCAATTTCCTAAAACAAAGCTCACTTTAAGTGGGCTTTTTTGTTGTAAATTTGCAAAAATATTAGTATATTGTGTAATTATTTTATTAGATAGTTTATTATGATAAATTTTGAGCAAAGAAAAAATAAATTAATCATTAGTAATTTTAATCAGAAAGGAATGGTTGAACTCCATGAGTTTATTATTCCTAAAGACCAATTGTTTGAATGGGAGTATTATTCCGATAAGAAAAGAGAAGATTATGTAAAAAGTTGGGATAAAAAACCAGTTCAAAAAAACACAAGTGCAAAGAAATTAAATAGATTTAGAATTATAGAATGGATTGAATCTTTTAGTGAAGAAGATAAATCTAAAATATTTGATTTTCATCAACCTAAAAAATTCTTTTGTGATATTGAGGTTGAAATACAAGATGGGTTTCCAGAAGCACACTTAGCTCTAACTCCTGTTGTTACAATAGCTCTTTCAGATGAAGACAATCTAATAACAGTTTTAGGACTTAAAGAACTATCAGAAACAAATATAAATTCAATAGATCAAAGACTTAAAGATTATTTCAAAGATTATACACCTGATGTAAAATTCAAATATGTTCACTTCAATAGTGAATATGATATGCTTTATACATTTTTTGTCAAATTTTTACCAAAAATACCATTTTTAACAGGTTGGTATTTCCTTGACTTTGACTGGAAATATCTTCTTACACGAGCAAAAAAACTTGATATTCCTGTCTATAAAAGTTCTCTAACCAACAAACTCACAGGAATGCATGAAACACCGATGCATAAGGTAATTGTTGATTATAAAGAGATTTATGAAAAATGGGATAAAACTCTCAAAGAAAATTTAACATTAGATTGGACTGCAAAAAATAGATTGGGACTTTCCAAGGTTAAGTACGCAGGAAGTTTGAAAGAATTATACCATAATGATTTTAATCTTTTTGTATTTTACAATGCTGTTGATACGCACCTTGTAAATTTGCTTGATAAGAAAACTTCTGTTGCTGATATTTTCTTCAAACTTGGAACATTAACTAAATCTGAATACCAAAAAGCATTTTCTCCAGTACATATGACAGAAAATGTTTTATGTAGAGGGTTATTAGAGAAAAACTTAGTTATGATTCCTATAGAATCTAAGAACAATAAAGATAAGAAGTATAAAGGTGCTCATGTTCATAAACCGAAAGTAGGTCTATATGAATATGTTGCCGCATTTGACTTTGCTAGTCTTTATCCATCTGTTATGAGACAATTCAATATTTCACCAGAATCATATCTTGGTCAAGTTGGAGAAGAAATATCTGAAAGTATTTTTGACTATAAAAAAGAAAAAATAGAAAATATAGAAGATAAGATTGTTTGTGCAAATGGTGCTATCTTCGATACCAAAGATAGTGTCTTGAGAAATGCATTGGATTACTTTTACGATAAAAGAAAACAAGCCAAATATCAATCCTATGAAGTTGAAAAAGAGATTGAGATTTTAAAGAAGCATTTAGAATCAAAAAAATGAAATCTCTTTGTGTTATATTGACCACAACACATGAACTTTTAGGATTAAAACAATATATTGAAATTGATAATCCCATATTTGATTTAGTTGTAATTGATTATACTTCAGAAAAGGATAAAAGTCCTGCAAGAGATAAAGTAGATTTAGTTTATGAAAATCTTGGTGGATATAAATATCATAGTATAAAAGAGTATCTTGAAGAAAATAATATCATAAATCAATATGAATATTTTTGGTTTCCTGATTGGGATATTGAGATAACAGAAGAAGATTTAGTGAGATTAGTTGATTATGCAAAACTCTATAATTTGAGTATGTGCCAACCATCTCTTTCTTCAGATTCTTTTATATCTTGGGATATAACAAGACATAATCCTTCATCAAAGGTTAGAATTACTAATTTCGTTGAAGTCATGTGTCCTTTATTTACATCTGAATCTCTTAAACAGGTAATGTGGACATTCTCGCTTAATTATTCAAGTTGGGGTTTAGATTTCTTATGGGCTTCTTTACTTGGTGATGAACAGATAGGAATAATAGATTCAGTGGACGTAAAACACTCTCGTTCTATTAGTTCTCATGAATGGAAATTACCAAATGGAAAAAAAAGTGAAGAAGAATTAAGAGAAATACTAGAAAAATACAATCTTATTATGAATCCAAAAGTTATTAAATCTTTGATTTGAAAGAACTTGGGTTTGTGTTAGAAACGATTAAAAAAAATTCATCAAAAAATTGAACTTTTGTTGTTTTTTTCAAATGTTTTTGTTTCTATATAAATAACATTATTTTTGTAAGTATTCCTCAACTTGCAAAAAAGTAAGCAAATAATTAATTATTAAAGTAAAAATAAAAGAGAAACTTTATGGCAAAAAATCGTGACCTCTCGATTGAAATCCTCTCTGAATTGACTGCATTTTCAAAATATGCAAGATTTAAAGAAGATATTGGAAGACGAGAAACTTGGGAAGAAAATGTTGCAAGAGTTGAACAAATGCACATTAATAAATTTCCAGCTTTAACTGATGATATTGTTAAAGCATTTGATTATGTGAGAAGAAAAGAGGTTGTACCATCTATGCGTTCAATGCAATTTGGTGGTGAAGCTATTGAAAAAATGAACATTCGTATTTTTAATTGTTCTTTTATAGCTATTGAAAGACCTGCTATTTTTTCAGAGATTATGGTTTTATTGATGGCTGGGACTGGAGTTGGTTATTCAGTTCAATATCGTCATATTAATAAACTACCTGAAATTAAAACTCCGAAAAGAAGTAAAAAATATGTAATTGAGGATACTATTGAAGGTTGGGCAGATGCTTTGAAAGCACTCATAAAATCATATTTTTATGGAACACAGATGCCAATCTTTGATTATTCACAAATTAGAGCAAAAGGAACTCCGTTAAAAACTTCAGGTGGTAAAGCACCAGGTCCAGAACCTTTGCGTAAGTGCTTGGACGAAATTCAAGCAATTTTTACGAGAAAAATCGTTGGTGAAAAATTAAGACCTATTGAAGTTCATGATATTGTTTGTCATATTGCTGATTGTATTTTAGCAGGTGGTATTAGAAGATCCGCAACAATCGCACTTTTTGATGCTTTTGATGAAGAAATGCTCAATTGCAAAGGATATTTGTCTGCTCAATTTGAATCAGATTTTGTTTTTAATAAACAAACAAAGCAATTTGTAGGAGATGCGAAACATAATGGTAAAATAGTTCAAGTTTATCTTTCTAAACAAGAGTTTGATAAATTTGAAAAAGAAGGAACATTACCTTGGTATTGGTTTCATCCACAAAGAGCAAGAGCTAATAATTCTGCTGTATTTTTCCGTGAAAGATTCTTGGGCAAAGAAACAACAGAAGAAAAGATTATTGCTAAATTGAAGAAAGAATTTGGTATTAATGAACATTCACAAGAATCTTTGGTAAATACCTTTACAAACTTCGTAAATGAATATTTGGCAACACATAATGTTGAAGATAGATATTATGAAGATATTGTAGAAGCTACAAATCAAGAAGATTTTATGAAAGTTTGGAAAGCATGTGAAGCATCAGGTTCAGGAGAACCAGGTGTATTTTGGACTAATGATCCTGATTACGGAACAAATCCTTGTGGTGAAATTAGTTTGAAATCTGCACAAACATGTAATCTTTCATCTATCAATGTAAGCACACTTAAAGACCAAAAAGATTTAGAAAATCGTGTATGGGCTGCAACATTGATTGGAACACTTCAAGCAACTTATGACAACTTTGATTACATATCTGAAAATTGGCAAGAAAATCAACAAGATGAAAGACTTCTTGGTGTTTCATTGACAGGTATTTGTGATATTGATTATACAAAGTTTGATTGGCATAAAGCATCTGAACATTCTGCAAAAGTAAATGAGGAATTTGCAGAAAAATTGGGTATAAACAAAGCATCTCGTATCACATGTATTAAACCTGAAGGTACTGCATCTTGTGTTATGGGAACAGCATCAGGTATTCATGCTCGTCATGCAAAATATTATATTCGTAGAATCCGTTACAATAAGCAAGAACCGATTGCTCAATATCTCATTCAGCATCATCCTGAATTAGTTGAAGAAGAAGAATTTAATCCTTTGAATATTGTTGTTGCTTTACCACAAAAATCTCCTGCTGATTCAATTGTTCGTGAAGAAGAAACAGCTATTGATACATTAGAAAGAGTAAGATTTTTCAATGAGCATTGGGTTACACCTGGTCATCGTAGTGGTCCAAATCAGCATAATGTTTCTTGCACTATTTCTGTTCGACCAAATGAATGGAATAGAGTTGGTAAGTGGATGTGGGAAAACAGAAGTGTATATTCAGGTATAGCAGTTCTTCCTTATTCTGATGCTATTTACAAACAAGCACCTTTTGAAGAGTGTGATGAAGAAACCTATAACACAATGATGAAAAATCTTAAATCAATAGATTTGACAAAAGTTGTTGAGATAGAAGATAACACAAATCTTTTAGGTGAATTAGCTTGTGCAGGTGGAGCTTGTGAAGTTACTTTTGGATAATAAATAATTATGTTTTTAAGGATAGGATACCTATATTTGTAGGTATCCTATTTTATTCTGAGGGTTAATTATGGAACTTTTTGATGTAGTCAATGCTATTTTCCATAAAACAAAATGGAAAGAAGTTGCGAGAACGGATAAAGACCGATATTTTTTTATGATAAATCGTTTTATCTCTATTGGGTTGCCTAAACAAGCATCAATGTTTAATATTAAACATATACCGAAAGAGCATGTTCTTGATTATTGGAATAGACAATTATCAAGATTGTATAATAAAATACCAGATTGGATTTATACTAAAGGTCAAAAGGCATCAAAAAATGAAAAAAATGATGTAAATATAGACATTGAAATCATAAAGTTATATTGTGAATACAATAAATGTAGTCAAGAAGAATTTAATATGATTCAAAAATTTGCTCCTCAAATTCTTGAACAAGAAATTCCAATGTATTCACAATTATTAAAATCAAAAAAGAATTTACAAACTAATAACGAATAAGGTAAAGATATGTCAAATGCCCTTGAACAATTATTTACAGAAAAATTTAGACCTAAAAAAGTTGAAGATATTATTCTTGCACCGAGAATCAAAAATGCAATAGGTCAAGATAAGATTCAACAGCATCTATTATTGATTGGTTCTCAAGGTATGGGTAAGACCTCTACTGCAAAAGCGATAGCAGATAAATATCCGTATATGTATATTAATGTTTCAGATGAATCATCAGTAGATGTTATTAGAGATAAAATTAAAGGATATTGCGAAAGAATATCTGTCATAGATGGTCAAGATTCTATGAAAATAGTAATTCTTGATGAGATGGATGGAGCATCAGATCAGTTCTATAAGGCTTTACGAGGCGTAATGGAAGATGAAAGATATGTCTCAAAGGTTAGATTTATAGGTACGGCAAATTATGTAAATAAAATACCAGATCCAATACGTTCTCGTTTTTTTGTTTTAGATTTTAATCCAGCAAACAAAGAAGAAGAATTAGCATTGATGAAAGATCAAGCAAAAAGAATCGCCTTTCTATTCAAAACTCTTAACATTGATTTTGAAAAAGATGCTCTCATTGAATTTGTGAAAAGAAATTTTCCAGATATGAGAGCTATGATTAATAAAATTCAAAATTGGAATATCTCTGGTAAAGATAAAATCACAATGAATGAGATTAAGGAATTAAATTATTCATTTAATGATTTATTTGAACTGATTACGAAAAAAGATTCAGATCCTGTTGAAAATTACAAATATGTAGTAAAAAATTGCTCTAATAAAGTAGATGATGTTCTAATGAGTCTGCATAATGATTTTCCATTATGGATTTCAGAAAATAAGCCAGATTTAATTAACAAAATACCAATGTCTTTAGTTTTGATAGGTAAATGGCAAGCAGATAAACATCAATGTATAGATCCAATTGTAGCATTAAATGGATGTTTCTTTGAAATTCAAATGCTTATGAAATCTTAATGAAGAATAAGAAATCAATAGAACTTTATAACAAGGAAATAAAATCTGTTGTAGATTTATTATTATTCAAAAACATCATTATAGATGAATCTGATGGTGTATTAGATATAATTAAAAGATTTAATTTACCTTCAAATCATAAAATTTTGGGAATATGTGAACCTATGGCTTACATTTCTCAAAATTTTCTTGAGATTACTAATCATAAGTATAAAAATTATGGTAGAAGCAATTTAAAGATGGCTTCAACTATGATTTTAGAAGAGCAAGTAAATGAAGAGTTTTGTAAAAGAGGTATTCATGCTTTAGACTTATCTATAAAGATAGATGCTTTATCAACATTTCATGCACTTTTAGATTTAGGTCATTATGATTATTCTTCAAAAGCGGTATATCTTTCTATACAATATTTAAGAAATGATATGTTATTTCGTTTGGCTGAAGAAGGTTTTGATTTTTGGGTTGAACATCCTGATTGGGAATCAAGACCTATTGATATTCTTATGACAATGATTTCATTTCAAGAAGAACTTCCGTTTTTACGAGAAAGGAATATAAATGATTTAGTTAGTGAAAGTTTAAATATAATATACACACATAGTCCATTAAAGAAATTTGTAATAAGTAATGAAATTGGTAATAAGACTCAAAATAGTCCTGTAATTAGAAAAAGAAAGGGTCTTTTACCTGAAATAGAGTCTGTTTTTTTGAAAATTGTTCACGGAATAAAGTAAAGTTAGATATATAGGGTAAATAAATTAAATTCATTTACCATGCGTAATACTAAAGCAATTATTGAAGCTATTTGTAATTACACCTCTTTTGATACTAAGATTAAAGCGGGACTTACCTATCTTAAAGAATCTAATATTGATATTGCTTACTGGAAATACTTGAGTTCTAAAGAAGAAGAATTATTGATTGAATCTTCTCAAGATGATTCGGTAACTCTTAGTCCAGATAAAATAAAAAGTGCTTTTAATAGATTTTCTGGTAATGTAAGTGGAGATATTGCTAAAGAAAAAAAACAAGCAAGTTTTGGCGATTGGTCTGAAAAAAATCCAATAAAGTTAAAATCAACCGAACCAGCAACTACAAAATCAGAGCAAAATCTTAAAGCACATAAAGAAGATAGAGAGAAATATATCAATCAAATTCCTTACATGTATCGTCATATGGATAAATTGGCAATGTCTGACGATGAAAGAATAAAAACTGATATAGAAGCATCAAAGAATTCTTATTATGATTTAATTATGAAAACTGAAAGAAATATAGGTAAGACTAATATCAAAAACTATATTGAAAAAATTTCAGAAGATGTAGAGAATTTCGTTGCTTTAGTGATATATCTAACAGATCAAATTGTAAAAGAAGCATGGCTAAAATCACCTGAAAAGATTCAAAAAGTTTTTGGTAATTCACCATATTTTTTAGAATCTCCAGCTCTTGCTATCAGAGGAAGTAATATAAAGGGATTTTTACAAGAATCTGCAACTGTCTTACAATTAGCAACTGATGTAAGTAAGTATTTTGTTTTAGATAATGCAAATAATGATATTAGAAAATCTGTTGAAGAAGCGTGGCCTGATGTTATGAAAATAACAGACGAAAAAATTAAGCAAGTAAAGGTTGTTGAACCTGTGAAAGCAATGATATCTTTTAATGAGAGTTCTGAAAATAATTTTTTCAATAATCTTGAAGAATCAATTTGGGAAATTATCCCTAATATAATTAAAGAGCATGGTGACGAATTTTTCTTAATTATAGAAAATAAACAAGAAACACTTCCTCAATTTGATGCTTTCAAAAGTTCTCAATTTCAATCATATAATCCAATTTTTGAAACTATGTATTATGAATTGAGAGAAAAAAAACCTTTTAATTGGTTATTAAAACTTGAAAGAGAATTGGTTGATGATAAAGAAATTGAAAGAAATCTTGAACTTTGCACACAAGCTCTTGTGCAAGAGCAATTATCAAGCATTAAAGGTTATACATATCCGACAGTAGGTTTAGTTTCAGGATTTACAGCACATAAATTGGTTCAAGAATCTTATAATGAAGAAAATGGTTTAGGTACTTTTTTAGATGTTAGAGATTCTTTATGGATTACATCAGGATATGTTCCTGGTACATTTGGTCTTATTCTTCTTCTATTAAATGTAGCATCTGCTGTATTATTTGTAGCGACAGCCGAAGATATAGTCGGTTTTGATATAGCAAAATCTTATCCACAATTTACTGGATTACCGATATGGGAGGCATTTAAAAATGGATCTCTTGACTTAAAAGCAAAATTTGAAGAAGATAGAAAAAATCAAAAAGCACCTATTGAAAAAACAGGCATTGCATCACCAAGAAATGCAAAGAAAACAGGAATAAAATTTGATTAATTTATGAAAAATAGAAATTACAATATAAACGAATCTTCAGAAGTTTTACCTTATGTAAAAGATTCTCCTATTGTATTAAAAACTTTAGATTGTTCAGCAAAATACAATCAAGATAATAATACAATCACAATCAAAATTTCTAATTCTGATGAATTTGTTTGTGCCGCTTCTTCTTTCAAATGGGTAGAGGGTTATCCTCAGAGTGTTGGTTTATCATATGAAAGATGCAAAAATGCTTTGAAATTTTTGAAAAATGATGATATTATATCGGCTTTACAAGAAATCTACAAAATGCCTTATGCTCCATATTATGTGTATTTATTCAATAGTGATAAAAATATGCTTAAAGGTTTTACTTATATTTTAGGTCAAGAAAAAGATGAAAATTCAGAAAGAATTGAACAATTTTTAACTTTAACACTACAAAAGGATGAAGAAGCAGAGAAGTTGAAAAAATCTGATTCTAAACTTTACAACTTGATAAAAACAAGACTTGAAAATCAAATACTATATTTGAAATGTAAATGTGAAGTATTCTTTTGGTTTTATCAAGGTCTTCCACAATTGACACAATTTGGATTATGGTAAAGAATTTTGAAAAAAATTCATTAAATTGTACAAATCTAAATTGATGATACTTATTAGGAAATTCAATATATGTTATATGTTCTTATTGATGCGAATAATTTCTTTATAAAAAATCTCTTTGCATACAAAAGTGGTATGCGAAAGAGCGAAGTTTTGTTTGAAAAAGAAGAACAAATTATAGAATATTCCCATGTAATCGGTAATTCATTATTCTCCTTATTAGAAAAATTTGAAGGTGTTGTTGGTTTTATTTTATGTTTTGATAATAAAACATGGAGAAAATCATATTATCCTGAATATAAAGCAAATAGAGAATATGATGATGCTGTAAATTGGGACGCATATTTTAGGTTTGTAGAAGATTATTGTGAGAAAATTCAAAATATACACAATGTAAAGGTTTCTAAAATTGAAGGTTCAGAAGCAGATGATTTACTATACCTTTGGTCAAAAAAATTAAATAGTTCTGGAAATGATTGTATAATCATTAGTGAAGACAAAGACTTACTTCAACTTGTAAATAATACAAAAACCAACAACTTTACTATTGTTTATAACAACAATTTTAAAACTCCAAAATTGTATAAGCATCCTAAAACAGACTTATCAGAAAATGGTTTAGAAATAACTATTTATAATGTTTCTGAGGTCTTTTCAAATTCAAGATTGAAAATAAAATCTGTTATTGAAGAAGTTGAAACTATTGAAGATATTAGTGTTGAAGATTTTATATTGAAAAAAATATTGATAGGAGACGATGGAGATAATGTTCCGTCTGTATGGACTTGGACGACTTCAAATGGAAAGAAAAAGCGAATCACTCCTACAATTGCTGATAAAATTGTAAAAAATTTCAAAACTATAAACGAAAAACCATTGTATTATTTGGTTAATGATTTTGAATTTTTTAAGAATGCTTTATATGATTCAATAAAATTTATAACTTCTATTTCTACTGATGAAGATGCTATAAAGCAAAACATAGAAAGAAATTGTAAATTAATGTGCTTACATCACAAATTCTTCCCTAATAATCTTTTAGTTGAATTCAAAGAAAAATATTCATCAGAAATAATAGAAAAATTACAAAAAGAAGAATTTTTGAAAGGAACTAAATACTTTCAAGATCCAAGATCAAAAGTTGGTAAAAATGATAAATTAGATTCATTTTTCAGTTCTTTTGGTGGCTAATGAAACGATTTGTTGTTTATGTTAGATTTTTCAATACCGATGTTGAACGAGCAATAGCAGAAGGTGTTGAATTTAATAATGAAAATATTGCTTTACATGAATTTTTAACTAAAACAATTTTAGTAATAAATTCTATAAAAGAAATATCCAAGCATTATTCTGCCATCGGTGATGTTGTTATTGAATGGTTAGATTATGATGAATTTTACAATAGAATTCATTAATACGGAAAATTTCAAAAAAAGAATTTCCTTATGGATATATACAAAAGTTAATTTTTTTTTATTATTTATAAGGAAATGCGAAATGACAGAAAAAGTCGTTGCTGACCTCCTCTTCGGAAATTTTGACGATAATCTCTTGACAATGAGTGATGAGATTTATTTGGAAAAAATTCTCCAAAACCAAACAATCACGAAAGATTTACAATCGGGTAGTGTTTACAAAATCTCAAATATCATACCATTTGGTAAAGATAGAATTACTGTGATTACAGAAGACAATGGTGAGATTACCGTTCAACTTCGTAAAGAGAAAGAATTTCTCAAATTGATTGATTCAACAGTAGAAAAATTCATTGAGGATTTAGAAGAACAATCTCCTAATTTAATTTTACCTACCCATGTTATGACTATTAAATATGGTTCAGAAATGGAAGGTACACTTATGGGAGCACATATTTATGCTTTAAAAGAAAATCTTTATCAAGAGATTAAAAATCCTAAAACAATTTATACTGCTCACATTTTAGAGAGAAACAAAGGTGGATTTTTAGTTAGTGTAAATGGTCTTAAAGGATTTTTACCTGGTTCTTTAGCAGCCGCTAATAGAATTCTTGATTTTGATTTATATCTAAATAAAGATGTTCAAGTTATGGTTGAAGATTATTTAGCTGAATCAGATATGTTTATATTTTCTAATAAGAAATATATCAAAACAATGCTTCCTATTGAAATTCAGAAATTGAATAAAGTAGATAAATATAAAGGTATAGTTACAGGAACAAGTAAATTTGGAATTTTTGTTGAATTTAATACGATATTGACTGGTCTGATTCATACAACTGAAATGACGAAAGATCATATTGAAGAGTTCAAGAAAGGTGTTTGGAAACCTGGTCATGAGATTGAATTTTGGGTTAAAGAAATTACAAATGATAATAGAATTATTTTAACATTTGTAGACCAAACAGCAATGAATCAAAAATATGAAAATCTTGCTACATATGATTCTGAAATGGAACAAACAGGACAAAAACCAGTGTATTTAGGTCATATTATATCAGTTAAACCTAATGTTGTATTAGTAAAAATCGAAGATGATATAATTGGAGCACTTTCAGAAAAGGATTTCAAAAAATTCAAAACTGCTCCTTTGAAAGTTTCTGATGAATTGCGTGTAAAAATTGAAAAGATTGATGTAGATAAAAGACGCATGACACTAAATATGGTAAATATATAAGTTATGGCTATAAGTGAAATATACAATCGTCTGCCTAATGATGATTATTATCAAGATAATCGTCTTGAAGTTAAAGATGAAATAGAAGCACTTATTTCAAAGGTAAGAATGATTATTCTTACGAAAAAAGGTGATGTTTTAGGTGATCCTGAATTTGGTGTAGATTTAGAACAATTTATTTTTGAAACATTCTTTGATAGAGCTGCTATTTATAATGAAATTAATAGTCAATTTTCAAAGTATATTCCAGAAGCATCTAAATATAATCTTAGGTCTATTGTTGATACAACAAAAGGAACTTATAAAGATAACATTATTATAGATATTCTGATAAATCAAGAACGAGTTTTAGGATTTGAGATTTAATAGTGAGCATCGCTTTTGCGATGCTTTTTTTTTCTATAAATAATACTTGTGAAATTTCAAGGATATATAGTAAGACTACAAAAATATATTATTTATGAAGCAATTTTTTAAGTTAAATCGAATTACTTTTCAAAGGTTATATGAAGATGCAAGAACTTGGTTTCAAACTGTTTATAATTTAACGGCAGACCAATTTACACCAGCTTCTCCTTGGGGGCAATTATTAGAAACCCTCATTAATCTTTCACAAATGATATTCTACTATATTGAAGATAGTATAACAGAACTTAATATTAATACGGCTTCAAGAAGACAATCGGTAATAGGTATTGCAGCGGCAAATGGTCATTCTGCTACTCGTGCTATAGCTGCAAGTGGAGATATATCTATTGAATATTCTGGACAGAGTGTTGATATGGTTGGACAGAATATAATTATACCAAATTATACCAAAGTATTTTGTCTAAATAATAACCAAAGTTACATTCTTGATTTGAATCAAGATGAGATAAGAATAAATATTACAAATAGTGAAAGAATTAAAGTTAAAATAGTTCAGGGAACTTGGGAAAATCAAACATTTACAGGAACTGGATCACCTTTACAATCTTTTGAAGTAAATATACGAGGTAGGAAAGAGATAGATAACAATATGGTAAAAGTTTATGTAAATGGTGAGTATTTTCCAAAGTATGAATCTTTATATGATATTCCTTATGAAAAACCTGGTTGCTTAATAAGAACAGGTATGACATCTGGAGTAGATATATTTTTTGGAACTGGGTTTAATGGAAAAATACCGATAGCAGGTTCAACCATAAGAATAGAATATTTAATAACTAATGGATCTTTTGGAAATATTCTAACCAACATAAACAATGTTTCGTTTAGATGGGATGAAACAGGTTATGATGTAACAGGAAATGATGTTGATTTAAATTCGGCTTTAACAACAAGTTTAGTTACACCAATTACTTTTGGTTCAGACCATGAACCAATTGAACTTACAAGATTGGTTGCACCGAGAACAAGCCGTTCTTTTGTTTTAGCAAATGCTGAAAATTATTCTATATTCTTACAAAAAATGAATTATTTCAGCATAGTTGAATGTTTTTCAACATTTGATGATAATGTTTTGGAAGATGACAATGTTATTTATGTTTTTGCTATTCCAGATATTCTAAAAAGAGTTCGTAAAAACGAAGAATATTTTACAATTCCTCAAGAAACATTTATTCTTTCTGATGCTGAAAAAGACTCAATTTATAGACTTTTACAAGAATCTGGACAAATGATAGTTACAACTGCTGTAAAAGTTCTTGATCCTGTAATTACTAGATATGTCCTTAATGTGTCTATAATTATTTATGAAGGATATGATGTAGATACAATCAGAGAAAAAATTGTAGAAAGAGTATCACAGTATTTCTTAAATAATAAGCGAAGAGACAGAATACCTAAATCAGATTTAGTAGCAATAATTGAAGCAATAGATGGTGTAGATTCTGTTGATTTATATTTCTTGTATGAAGGAAATGAATTAAACAAATTTAATTGGTTACAAGAACAAATTAATAATCCATCTGCTATTGAACCAAATGATATAGGTTTAGATGAACATGGTAATATTGTTATAGGTAAAAGTGAATATCCAATAATTAGAGGGGGATGGTCAGATAGATATGGAGTTTTTTATCAAGAAAATTCTGATTTGAATGTGACTAGTTCTATTAATATTGATGTTGCAAAAATAACACCAAAGAGTGTAAATATTGAATTACATTCAGCAAGTGTTAGATCATTGAAAGGATTAAAATAAATTCTAAACTTTCAGTATGGCTGACTCTTCTAATTTTAATTATACATGTTGTGGAGGTTTTGATGAATTAGTTTATTGGGTAAATCAAAACATAACTCCAACAATAACTAATGGCACACAAGGTTCACAAGGAATTGGTATTCAAGGTCCACAAGGACCTTCTATCGGTGGAGGTTCAGGAATACAGGGTCCACAAGGAAATCAAGGTCCTCAGGGAACTCAAGGTGTTCAAGGAGTTCAAGGCGTTCAAGGAACACAAGGAAATCAAGGAAGACAGGGTACACAAGGTGTTCAAGGTGTTCAAGGACCATCAACTGGTGGTGTTGGTACACAAGGTACTCAAGGTGTTCAAGGAACTCAAGGAAGACAGGGGACACAAGGCGTACAAGGAGTTCAAGGACCATCAACTGGTGGTGTTGGTACACAAGGAACACAAGGTGTACAAGGAACACAAGGTAATCAAGGTAATCAGGGAACTCAAGGAAACCAAGGCAATCAGGGAACTCAAGGTAACCAAGGCAATCAGGGAACTCAAGGCAATCAGGGAACTCAAGGCACACAAGGTAATCAAGGTAATCAGGGAACTCAAGGTAACCAAGGCACACAAGGTAACCAAGGCACACAAGGAACTCAAGGCACACAAGGAACTCAAGGTAATCAGGGAACTCAAGGTAATCAGGGAACTCAAGGTAACCAAGGCACACAAGGTAATCAGGGAACTCAAGGTAATCAAGGAGCACAAGGTGTACAAGGAACACAAGGTGTTCAAGGTAACCAAGGCACACAAGGTACCCAAGGTGATCAAGGTACCCAAGGTGATCAAGGAACTCAAGGAACTCAAGGAACTCAAGGAACTCAAGGTAACCAAGGTACCCAAGGTGATCAAGGAACTCAAGGAACTCAAGGTGATCAAGGTGTTCAAGGAACTCAGGGTAATCAAGGTACCCAAGGTGATCAAGGTAACCAAGGTAACCAAGGTAACCAAGGCAATCAAGGCAATCAAGGAACTCAAGGTACCCAAGGTACTCAAGGTGTACAAGGGATTCAAGGAGTTGGTATCCAAGGGATTCAAGGACCATCTGGAGCAGTGACTGCTGCTGGTGATTATGTAATGCAAGCAATTTTAGCAGATAATCAAACATTAACATCAGGTGTAGATAATACTATTCAGTTAACAGATCATTATGATCCACAAAATTGGTTTAATACTTCTAATTATAGATTTACACCTAATATTGCAGGCTATTATTTAATATCATTTGGTGTTTGGTATGGAGTAGGAACTAGTGCATCAGCAGATCAAATAAATGTTCAAATAAATAAAAATGGTAATACTTCTATGTCAATTGCTCAAGAAGTAGTACCAACTGGAGTTGCTGGTAGATCCGTTACTGGTTCAAAAATTATTTATCTTAATGGAACCACAGATTATTTACTTTTAACTGCATATACATCTTCTAGTACTTCACAAGTAATACAATCTGGAGGGGGCGATGAAGGTACTTGGTTATCTGCAATCTTAGTTACACAAGGTTTAAAGGGAGATCAAGGAGTTCAAGGAGTTCAAGGAGTACAAGGTACCCAAGGAACTCAAGGGGCTCAAGGTAACCAAGGCAATCAAGGTAACCAAGGCAACCAAGGAACTCAAGGAACACAAGGAACTCAGGGTGTTCAAGGAACACAAGGTAACCAAGGTAACCAAGGAACACAAGGTAACCAAGGTAACCAAGGTACGCAAGGTAATCAAGGCAATCAAGGAACACAAGGTAACCAAGGCAACCAAGGTACGCAAGGTACTCAGGGCGTTCAAGGAACTCAAGGTGTTCAAGGTAACCAAGGCAATCAAGGTAATCAAGGAAACCAAGGAACTCAAGGTACTCAAGGTGTTCAGGGCACTCAAGGTAACCAAGGCAACCAAGGTACGCAAGGGACTCAGGGCGTTCAAGGAACACAAGGTGTTCAAGGCAGACAAGGAACTACAGGACAACAAGGAGCAGGTGGAGTATTAGGATATTATGGTTCATTTTTCGATAGTTTAGATCAAACTGCTGCATTAACAAATACAGCTTATCCTGTAAAAGTAAGAACTACTGCTGAAGCAAATGGTATTGTAATTAATAGTGATTCACAAATAACATTTACTTATGCTGGAACATATGATATTCAATTCTCATTACAATTACATCACACTGGTGGCGCAGGTGCAGGTAATACTGTAAATATATGGCTCAAAAAAAATGGAAATAATATTTCAGATACTGATACTCAAGTTACTGTACAAAGTAATAATCCATATGTTGTAGCGGCTTGGGACTTTTTATTAACTGTGAATGCAGGAGATTATTTAGAGCTTATATGGTCAACGGATAATACGTCTATACAATTAGAAGCTTCTGCAGCAACAGGTATTTATCCTGCCATACCTTCTGCTATAATTACAGTAATACAAGTGATGTATACTCAAGTTGGTCCACAAGGTTATCAAGGTATTCAGGGTGTACAAGGTACCCAAGGTACTCAAGGTACCCAAGGAACTCAAGGTAACCAAGGTACTCAAGGAACTCAAGGTACCCAAGGAACCCAAGGAACTCAAGGTAATCAGGGTAATCAGGGTAACCAAGGAACGCAAGGAGTTCAAGGTGTTCAAGGAACTCAAGGGTTACAAGGATATCAGGGAGATCAAGGTTATTGGGGTTATCAAGGCAATCAGGGTAATCAGGGAACACAAGGAAATCAAGGTGTTCAAGGTACACAAGGTAATCAGGGAACACAAGGCACACAGGGAGTACAGGGAGTACAGGGAGTTCAAGGAAGACAGGGACCTGGTACACTATTCACGATAGATTCTGGAACCTATTCTCCAATTGTTCACGCTAATGATTATTATCAGGTTAGTATTGGTGAATGTGATAGTTTTGAAACTACGCATCTTGATACCGTGACTGCATGTGGTTTTAAATATATTCGTATAGGTGGTATAGTGCATGTGAGTGGTCAAGTTGATGTTACAAGTGATTTTGATCCAGCATATACTACAAATACTACAGCTCTTACAATATCTTTACCTATAACAAGTTATTTTACATCTAAATGTGATTTAAATGGTGTAGGTTCTTTAGATTGTGCAAATGTTGATGGAAATATAGATATACAAAGTGCTATAATCTATGCATGTACTTCTACAACTTTAGGTGTTTATACTGGAACTAATGATAGGGCTATTGTTGAATATAGACCTACAAAATATACATATAGAATGGATGTTATGTTTACTTATCAAATATTAGCAGATCCCAATCCACCTCAATAAACTTAAAAATAAATTAAGATATATAGTTATTATGATAAATTCATCGGACATATTTTTACATATTGAATCAGGCATAGAATATTATCCTGAAAATGATGAAACAGTGATTTTTCAAATTCATTGTACAAAGACAAATACATGTCCCATAAAAATATGGACATATTCATCTAATGATTGCATTGAATTTCCACCTCAAAGTTTTATACAAGGGGCAATTTATCCTATTGTTGTACATAAAATGGAATTTCAAGAAAATGAAGCAGCTTTTATAGGATATAAAAGAAGTCGTAATGCAAATAATAACTTTATGCGAAAAGGATTGATGAGTCAAATAAATCTTAAAAACAAATAAATATAAAAATTATGGCATCTCTCATAACAGAATTTAAGAGAAGAGTGGAAAAGATAATTAGTAGTTCAAGACCTAAAGTTCCACCTATTGGTACAAATCATGTAGATGATTTTAATCTTTGGACTTCTGATACTATTTATAAAGGCGAGATAAGTATAAATATTGAAGAGGGAACCTTATTCACTCAAGATGGAAGACAGCCTATTGAATTGAATAAAGAAGATGCTATAATGAGTGGTCATATTCTTCAAACATCAGGAGTTTCATCACAATATCTTTCTGTTACTCAAGGTAAAATTCGATTACAGGGAAAAACATATTGGACACCTACTCCAGTTGATGTTGTAGATACAAATATTTATATTGAACCAAATACAAGTTCTCATCCAAGAATTGATACAATTTGTATAAAAGGTGATCCTACTTTTTACTATTCAGGATTGGATTTATATGGAACAGAGTTTTTAGTAGTAAAAGGAACTCCAGCATCAGAGCCTGAACCACCAGATGTTCCAAGTGGATATTATTTTATTGGAGTTTGTTGGATTTATCCAAATGGTTTACCTACATCAACTTTATATCCATTAAGTCATTCACAAGGAGCATTATCAACATTTCCTTTGCCAGTAGTAACTACAAAAGATTTTGTGCAAAGAAGAAGATTAACTGTCCATCCTTGGAATTATACAACATTATATTTTAGTCAACAAATTCTTAAATACAATCAAGAACTTTATTGGGTAATTAAAACGCATCAATCGGATGATTCATCTATTCAAAACGATATTGATGATGGTAAAATAATTAAAATATGTTGTGGTTCGGGTGGATCTGGAGGTCAAGGTACTCAAGGTTCAGCATTTTCCGATATTGGTTCATATCCGACTGATGGAAATTGGAATGATGGTTTATTTGCTTGGACACCAAGTACACTTATACTTGATGCTTTTGATGATATAAATAAATTTTTACTAAACCAAATAGAATCTCAACCATCAACGATTCCTTCAAATCAACTTAACAATAATACTATTGAAGCCCAAAATGGTTTTTCTGCTCGTTGGTATGATACAGGTCTTGTAGAACCAAATGTTTTTACAGATCAGGAATTACCAATTATTCAAAGTATAAAACCATTTAGATCGTATGAAATGGGAGAAATTTTTGGATATTGTGATTTCAATGGTTCATTAGATTCCACAAGTGTTTATAATGTTGCACCTTCAATTCATCCACCAGCCACAACTTCAACAGAAACAGGTTCAGTATTATCATTAGAATTAGTTAAAAATGATGCTTTTGCTGGAAATGAAGATTTTGAAGGAAAACTTTATAATGAATTTACATTTGAATTAGCAAAGACTGGTTCAGTTCTTCCAGCAAGTGATACTATTCAATATATGATGGGTATAGAATATGATAGTACTTTTGGAAATACAACAGCAGAACTTGAATTTTATGTAGAACAAATTAGTTCAGCTCCGCTTTTGAGTTCAATTGATGTCAAAGGCGTTTGGAGTGCAAAATATGTTTCAGGTATTCCTGTTCTTGAACAAGGTGATAATATTAGATTTAGTTTTGATGCTGAAAATTGTGTTGGTTACTTTTATCATAAAGACCATATAGTAAAAATATTAGGTCCGTATGTAAATGAAAAACTACTACCACAAACTGACTCATCATGTACATCATCTTTACCATTTACAGCTTTATCTCAAATTGTTAATTTTACAGATGCAGAAAGTGATATAATTGCAGATTCATATAGTACATCTTTAACTCAAACATTTGATTTAAGTGTCCATAATGCTAAAGGTGTTGGTACAACTGGAATACAAAACATAACTGATGTAACTACTTCGGCTTACAAGATATTTATTGATGATGTTTCAAAAGAAGAAGGAGTTAGATATACATCTGGTGTAGATACATATCCGACAACTGGATATGGAAATGTATATGATTCTACTCAATCGCAACAAGACTTAACAACTGGCGGAAATGAAGAATTACAATTATTCTGTGGAATATATCAATACACATCTCAAGATTTCAGTAGTCCTGATATGATAGATATATCATTAGTAAGTGTTACAGCACCTGATTATAGTGGAATTTCGGGCTACAGATGGGCTACATTCAATCTTGGTACAATATCTGACCAAAAGTATGTTAATCTTGTAATTAAGGGTGCTACGGGCATTTATCAAGATTTAAGCAATGGAACTACTATGTCTAACAATATAATTTTGCAAGTTCGAGTAGATGGTTCTTCACCGACTTTAGGTTGGGTTGATGCAAATGAAGCATATAATCCGATTTCTTTAGAAAATCCTACTAATGATGGAGATTCTGCTTTGGATTTAGGTTCTTCAAATGCAACAATAAGAAGAGTAACATTTGGACAATCTGCGAAATCAGGTATAGTATATGTAAGGATTGGTTTAGATGAAACTTCAAATGCAACATTTACAAATATTGATAATTATGAACCAACTATCATAAGTCAAGATTGGGCATATTTTACAATTGGAAATATTATAAACCAAACTGAAGTTGAGTTTAGCATAAATAATTCAAATGGAACAATAGCTCAAGATTTTGTTGATGGTATAAGAATGACCGAAAATCTTGAATTACAATTAAGAGTTGTAGGTTCTTCAAGTACAGATTGGTTAGATGCTAATTCTAAGTATATTTCAGGTGATCCTCAAAATTACAATGAAGCTGCTTTAGATGTTGCTAATTCAACAGCAACACAAAGAATGATTACATTTGGTGCAACTGCAAGAACTGGAGAAGTTCAAGTAAGAATCAGAGGTAATTATAAGGTATTCAGTAATATAACTATCGTTTAATATGTTAAATTTCTTCTCAAATCTTTTAGAATCTATGATTCAAAAAATTAAATCTGATTCAAGATATTTTTATTGGTTATTAATAATAGTCTTAATTATTGCATTGATATTTACCTCTCGTAGTTGCAAATCTGCTCAATTAGAAGTAGAATATTCAAAGAATAACATAATGGCTATAAAAGATGAATTGAGAACTGAAAAAAATAAAAATGGAGAACTTCAATATTTGAAATTATCTTTTGTTTCTGATGTTGATAAATTAAAAACTCTAAATAAAGAATTATATGATGAAGTTCAAAAAATGAATGGTAGAATAGTCTCTATGTCTAAAACTATTGTAAGTATTGAGGGTACATTAGTAGATATGGAACAAGATAGAAGAAATACTCCTCCAATTTTCTTAAAAAATGATACATTAGAAGCAAATTTTAGTTTTTTTGATTCTGGAAAAACTTGGAATAGAAGTATTAAAGGTAAATCTGTTCTTTTTATTAAGAATGCTACTGATAGTACATTTGCACAACCTCTATATGATAAACTTACAGAAGATAAGATGAATTTAACAATCTTTGCATCTTTAAGAAAAAGAGATTCCGATGATATGTACGAATATGTATTAAGAACAGATTATCCTAATGCAATTCTTAATGTTGAAGGTTTTGTAAATCCGATAGAATTAAATAAAAATCCACTTATCAATGAAGATAAATGGATTATTGGTCCTTTTATTGGTGCTGGTTTTGGCACTAACTTTACTATAATGCCACAAATAGGAATAGGATTGACCTATAAGATTATAGGTTTTTAATTATCTCCCAAATATACAGCACTTACATACCCTGACATATACCATAGATTTAATTGAGCACCTGGTAAGTAAGAGTAGTTTGGAGCACCTGTCGGAGCATATAAACCACCTACACCAATAGTAATTCTATCTGTATCATTTAATTGTAGAATATCAGAACAATTTATTGTCCATGTTGGCCAAGGAAATTGTGATGTCTCACCAATTGTATTCAATCCAAATATAGCATTTGGGCTGATAGTAGAACTTTCTGCTATTGAAATATAAGAATGTTGTTGGCTATTTTTAGTTATACAACCAGCAATAGTATAAGGATATAAAATACCATCTGCCGTATATTCTTCAGGTATTTCCACCAAACCAAAAGCGAATACATTAAATTGCCAAAATCCTTTTTTACCTGGTACAAAAACTGTTTGCCCAAGAGTATTATCAGTTACAACATTTGTATAAATTGGTTTTGTAATTTCAACTTGATCAAAAATTAAAGGTTTTGTATCTGCAAGAGTTCCATCATTTTGAACTATAATATTTCTATATTCAATATGTGTATTGTTTAGTTTTATAGGTTGTTTTAAGTTACCAACTTGACCCCACTTATACTTGAATCCCTCAAAATTAGAAGAACCACTTCCTGATGTAGTATTTACAATAATTTTACCTGAACTTTGTGTAAGGGTAACATTATTTCCTTCCTGTAATTCTAATATATCATTACCACTTGCAGGTAATGAAAATTTAGTTATTCCATCTTCATCATATACTCTAACTGTTCCATAATAATCAGTAGCAGTTGCACTTGAAGACGATAATCTTATTTCAAGAGCTTCATAACTTGTTCCTCCTTCTAAAATACCAACACTATCAATAGTTATTCCACTTCCCTCTTTTAACCTTAAAACTGTAGTTGATGTGTCTGCTGTTTGATCCATTGACTTTGTGTTACCAGATGAATCATATACTCTTGTAACATCAAAATAATATCCTGTTGAACCAGAGGAGGTTGTACTTAATTTAACCCATTGACCATCTTCATAAGCAAGAACAGCATTTTCATCTGTATCATAAATTAACATACCATTCTGTAAATCGCCTGTTGGTATTGTATCTTTGTCTATTGAATAAAGTGTAATAGGAGAATTAACAAAAGTATAATCTGAATTTAATTGAATTTCATTTGCTGTTAAATCAATTATTTGTTTATGATTAGAATCTCCTGAAGGAACAGATGCAATTTTTAAGGTTTCTTCGTGTCTGTTTAAAACTCCACCCCAATTAACTGTTAAAGTAAAACCTGATTGATTTTGCCAACCATATAATTTATTATAGATAAGTCCTGTTGAATTGGCTAAATGTATATTTTTACCATCACCATAAATTGAAGAACTAACATTACCTTCAGAAGTATAAATCTTCAAAGCCATTTCTTGTAGCCAATTTTGAGTTGTTGTGCTACCACCTAAAACAAATTCCGCAGTATCCGCACCATCAACAGAAAAAGGTTCAACGATAAAGGTTGGAGAAGTTCCTGTGACATCTGAAATTTCAAGAGTATAATTTGTTTTGATTGGCTTAATAACTTTGGTTTTGTTATTAACGGTAGGTTCAAAGATATTAAACAAATCAGAACCACCACTACCTGTAGCAGTTATACTTCCTCTATTAGTCCATTGAGAAGCAGAAACAGCAGAAATTTTTTCAAATACAAAACCAGTATCGGCTTCTAAAAAGAAATCGCCAACATTTGTACCTGTTTTATCAAATGTAGTAAATGTATCACCAAAATACCAACGAGAACCAGGTGTTCCATTAGGTCCTTGTGTTCCTTGTGATCCAATTACACCTGGAGGTCCTGGTACTCCAGCAGCACCTCTTTTTCCTTCTTCTCCCCTTAATCCTTGTGCCTGTGAAATAATATCAAAATTAGAGTTTATTTTCTCTACCATTTCACCGAAGGTATCTTGATTTGTTACTAATTTTGTAAGGTTTATGTTTGGCATTTTTTCCTCTAATATTATATTTTTTCAAATGCTATAGACATTGTTAGTTGAGCATTTGCTAAATTATCTATGTTTTTCTTTATCAGAACATCTTCAATACGAGTATCTAAATTAACTCCTATTTCTTCTCTAAATTCTAGTTCATTTCTCGTTATAGGATTTGTATTGATAAATATATCTTGTGTCTCTCTATCTCCTCTTGTAAATAGTTTAACACTTGAAATTTTGTAAATTTTTAAGAGATTAAGTTGTATATATTCTTCAAAAAATTTGTCTGTGTATAAATCATTATTTCTTAAAGGATTTATAGAACTTAATATGTTATTTTTTAGAAAATCAATATTCAAACATTTTAATATCATATTTGCAGGAAATATATGAATCATAATTTCATTATTATTTAATTCATACCAAAAATCTTTACTTATATCTTTACTATTTGAAAATGTAAAATCTTCAAGTGTCAAGAAATTTGGTGTATTAATTAATTTAGAACCGAAAAATGATTTTATTTCTTCTGCTTCAACTAAAGGATTAATAGGAGTTGATGCATCTTTTCTATCATAAAATTGATAGAAATTGTAATCCCATGTTGATGATATTACAGAAAAATCTTTATAGTCTATACCTGTCTCGTCTAATAGAGGATAATCGCTTGTATAAGTTGTATCTGCAAGAGTAAGAATCTTTTTATCTGAAACCTTATGATAACCTAAATTCAAAATTTTAGCAAAATTTGAATTATTAAAATTAAATCTTGTATTAGGTTTTTTTGAATCATAAAATTCTTCAAGAAATGTTAAAGATTCTCCCATATAAAATGGTAAAATGTTTCTTGTTTTTGGAACATAATCTCCACCATAACGAATTATTTCAAAATCATAATCACTCTTGACAATATTGTATCCAATAACATTATTAGTTGTAAATTCTGTTGGTATATCTCTATCAACATCTGGTTGTAAAAGAGCTTGTTTAGATATCTTTGATGGATTTTGATATTGCAATCCAAATAATTCGTAATTGTAATTTTCTGTTTTATTACCATTCTCATCAATTATTATATGAGTATAATTACGATTATTTATAGTTTTTAACAATGATGCAAAAGAAACTTTTTTAATAATCTCTTTCAATGAACCAGCATCATTCTTTAAATAATATGCTGATGATTTATTGAATGAATATGAAACACCTAAATTAGAATCTTCATGAATTGGTGGATTAGTGTATCTTTCATTAGGATTATCATTTAGAGTTTGATAATTTGAAAGACCTAAAAATTCATAAGCGATAGCATCATTAATAGTCGGAAAAACATCCGTTTGATTATAGTTATATTTGATAGAAGTAGATGTTAAAGAATTTAGAAATTTTCCATAAATTTGTAAATTAATATATTTAGAATCAGAATATACACCTGTTCTTTTTCCAAATCCAAATACCCTTATATCGCTAAAAACTCCTGAAGAATTTATAGTAATTTGATTTGATAAATCATCACTTGTATCAAAGGTTATTAAATCGTTATTTTCATCTTTATTTGTGTATAAATATGTTGGATTCAATGAACTTGTTAATTGTAAATCAAAAGGTGTAAAAACAAATTTAGAATCACTATCAATTGAAATATTTTTTGAAGAATCAGTTGTATACAAACCTATAAGATTCATTTCAGAATTTGGAAACTCATAAGATTGTACAAATATTTCAACAATAAAAGTTAATGTTTTCCACTTTCTATTCTCAACTAATCTTATATTGTAATTTTTATCAGACTCAAATGGTTTTCGTATAATTGGTTTTAATACAGAAGTAAATCTCCAATCATTATAAAATAGGGGATTTGTAACATTTAACTCAAATCTTGTTCCTTTGAAAAATACAAAAGATTTGTCTAATACTTTATCATACTTAATGTGAGTAAATAAATTTCTAAATTCTGAATTCAGAACTTGACTTTTATACCTTTCTTTATGAGATCCACGTATAAATAAACGAGAGAACCCATCATAATTAACATTGTATAAATCAGCATCGTTCACATTTGAAAATGTGTAATTTCGATCAGATATAGCAGCATTTTCAGAATACCAAAAAGGCATACCATTGATGTAATACCACTCATGAGTATGTAATAATAAACTGCTGGGTAATTCTATAATATTATCAGGACTAAAGTTTCTAACACCAAATGCTAAATTTGTATTTAACCTATATTCATTTGAACGAACATCAGAAGAATTGGGTATGACCCATTTATTGATATAAGCTATATTTCTACTTTTATTGCATAGATTCTTATTGAAATTTTCTCTCAAACGATCATACTCGCTTCTTAAAAGATTAAAGGAAAATCTTTCAGGATTATTGTTATTCTTTAGTTGTTCTAAAAGACTTGTTTCAGTTTCATCTAAAAAGTCATTTATACCATTAAATCCCTCAAAAAGATTAACATTAAACTCTTGAGTGAATGTATCAATTTCTCCATATAAACTAAAAGTTAAAAGAGTATTTATATTTAGAATAGTGGCTACTTTATCAATAGTAAAATAGTTTGGTGTGCTTGTTGTTGATATAAATTTTATTCTTGATCCAGATGGAATACCATTTCCTTTTACATATAAACCAACCGAAAGTCCACTTACATCTCCATTTATAAAAGTAATATTGAAATTAGCAGATGAAACAAACATATTCCTTTGAAAAGAATTGTTTGTCATTAATCTAAAACCTTTTGAATTTTGAAAGTATGGCTTTTCTATTGATGATATAGTTTCAGTATAATTAAAATAGAAATGAGAAACCTCTATATTACCTATTGTATCATTATACAATGCAGGTATGGTATGCATAGATATAAAATTAGTAGAAGCATCTGTTGTTATGATTTTAGAATCAACTTCAATTTCTTCTCCATTTGATAAAACTGCAAAAAGATTTATTGTTGTAGAATTATTAACTCTATATTCTGTGAATATCCTATAGATCTGATTAATTGGTATTTTTTCGTTTTCTTTGAATCTATAAAAATTTAGTTTTAATTCTTCAGAAGGAACATAAGAATAATCAGAATCTAAATAATCCATATCAAAATCTGCGATAGGAATAAAACTCATAACCCCTAATGAGTTTTTATGTAAATTATAGAATATAACATTAGATTCTTTGTCAATTTCAGGTATTGCACTATCTTGTAATTCTATTTCAATAAAAGATGTAGATTCATTATTAAGATAGAAAAAGATTTTACTATCAAGAGAATATGATTGTAATTTTTTGTTTCCATTTGGTGTTTTAATCCACTCATCTCCAAGTATATTATTTTTGAAATCACTTGGAATCAAGATTGAATTTCTTTTTGAATAATATTGATATTCATATAATACAATCTTTTTATATTTTGGAACATTAGATTCGTATTTATAGAGATACCCATTTGATGAAATATTATGTATAGAAATATCTGATATTTCAGTATGATTATTTGATAAATCTATTTTAACTTTGTATACAGCATCAGGTTCAAAATTACTTCTTATTAAAAGTCCAGAATCTTTTTTTGTTATTGTAAATTTTTTATAATCAAATGTATTAAAAGCAGAAATAATTGAATCTAAATATTGACTTGGTGAACCATTGGGATTAAAATAATTGTAAATAAAATCATTTGTATATCGTAATGTGAATATAATATTATCTGAAAAATTAGAATTATTTATGATTGTTTTACTATTATCCTTTACATAAAGAAAAGTTGTAAATGTCCCATTATTTTTTTCAATATGAGATACTTCACACCTTCTTTCTTTCAATAATGATGGGTTAATGGTATAGTCTAAATTTACAGCATAATTTGAAATATTAGAATTTACATTGTTTAAATTAGAATTAGTCTGAAGATTAATTATTGTATTATTAGATGAATTAATTTGTGGAGTAAAGTTCAATGTTGCTTCAAAAGAACTTTTATCATTCATATTTATAATATTTATTACTTCTCCATTTTCAACATAAGTTGTGTAATCACCTTTGACTGCGATATAAGCAGAAAATGTAATATTTGAAGTAATTGTTTGATTTGCATTATTTGAAATAGTAATAGTATTTGTAGTGGTATCAATAGATGATATAATTGTACCTGAAGGAATGCCTGTACCACTTACAAATTGTTTCACAATTAAGTTATTTGTAGAAGAAACTGTAAATGTATTTAAACCATTAGTAAGCGAAACGGATTCTGAAATAGAATTAGATGCAGAAATAATTTTGTTGTTATATTCTAATTGAATGTAAGAACCTATCTCAAAATCTAATAATTCGGGTATTTCAAAAAGACCAACATTAAATCCACTATAATTATCAAATGATTTTAAAGGTAGGGCTAAATTAACATTTGCACTTTCTCTGATAATTTCTTCTTCAAGAGTTTTACCAACACCTACTGCATAAGAATTACCAATAACTCGCCACTCTTTTTGAATATTTCCTTTTTGATAGATAATACTGATAGAATCAGAATCATTTAATTTATTTTTAATAGAAATTTCAAAAGGAAATCCATAATCATTTTTTATTTCTGATTTAGCAACAAATTTTGGACTTGAGAATCCTGTAATATCTGAAAATTGTAAATAGTTTTGACTCGTTTTCAAATTAGCAAAACTTCTTGAAAAGAAATTATTACCTTTAATTTCATCTATTAAAGTATCGTTAATCTTATAGAGATTATACTTCCCTTTTATGTAGAAAATTCTTTCGGATTCTTTTACAAGCTCAGAACTCGGAACTTTTACATCACCTTCTAAACTTGCTGCTATGGATATACCATCATTATCAAATATATCAAAATCCGATTGGTTATCTACTTTAACCTTATTTCTTGGAATGTCTGTATAATTTTGATAAAATGCTTCTTCATCTATTGTAAATTTGGATAATTCATTTTCATTAACATAAAAACCGAAATATCTTCTTATATCGTATTCATAAGAATCATTATCATTAAATAGAAATTCTAAATTCAATAAGTTATAGCAAATCAAGTTATTTCTTTCAAATCCTTGAATTATTCTTTCTTCAAAATGAAGAATAGGATTATCTTCTTCTATAAAGTCATCAATCAGTTCGTTCTTTTCAGTATAAATACCATTTTGAAAATCAATACCTCTATATGAGATTGATTTAAGATTTTCAAAATTAACTTTTATAGGTGATGAACTATAAACATTAGAATTTAATATAGATCGTAAATATGTTCCTATATTTGTATTTTCTTTGAGAGAAAATACTTTTACAATCCTTGAATTTTTAATTATACTATCTTTGAAATTTTCTACATCAGATTTCAAATTGTCAGATACTAAAGAACTTGAAGAAAAAATAACAAAGTAATCTGGTATAGTTTTATCAATCCATAGAGGAGCAAAACATGAAAACTCCTCATTATACATTAAACTTGGAAAATATTCACATCCACTCCAATAAAATGTATTGTATTGCTCTGCTATATTTGTTTTTACTGATGTTTCATCTTTATTATTGAGTGTAAATAAAGTTTTAGAATCTAAACGACCATTATCTAAAAGTTTTCTTACATCATAAGCATAAGAACCATCTTTAGAAAGTTTGAATTTTTTAAATCTATTTGAAGATAAATCTATATTTGCATCAATGGTATTCAACCAAATATCTTGATTACTATCAATTGTGATTTTTATATTTCCAGTTAATTTAGGATTTGTTCTTAATAATTGTTTAGTTCCATCAGTATAAATAGGTAAATTGTAATTCGGATTAATACTATAAATATCGTCTGATTCGCTATATGGATTATATGTTGATTGATAATAAATAGTTGTTGTTAAAATAGGATTACCTGCTTTATTTATACGGCAGTATATTTTTAATGAAGTTGATTTGGGTAATACAACACCCTGTCTCAATGAAATAGCAAGTGAGACTTCACGAACAATATCTTTAGAATTAGGAGCATAAATTATAAAGGCATTACCTTCTTCAGTAAAGTCTTCACATTTGTAATGTCTTTCTATATTCCAGTATTCTGGTACTGAAGGTTCAGTATCATCAAACCAAACTAAAATTTCTCTATCGTCTGGTATGTTCTTTTTTAATGAAACAAAGAAAACATCCGTACTTGAAAATAAAATTGTATCTTTCGTAGTTATTTGTAAGTCTGCCATATAAACTCAATTTGTAATGTGTAAGAAAATTATGTTTTGAAGAAATCTTGAACTGCTCTTCTTGTTCTATCAATAAATCCTGGTGATTGAACAACTTGTGTCAAACTTTCTCTTGCATAACTTGCCTTAACAAGTATGTCAAAACTATAAACTCCTTCATCTTTGACATAAATATCCATTCCTATTTTTTTACCATAAGTAATATTTGTAAGTTCAATAGTTGAAGAAGGATTGAATCCACCAACTTTCCCTGTTCCACTACTTCCTACACCATGATAATCAGTCATTCTGAATTGGAAAATAACAGGTATTCTAATAGCTTTATCTTCACCTTGTTCTAATAATAAATTGGATCTATAATCTGTTCCATTTACCATTAGTTGTTGAGTAGAAGCGGGAGCAAACATTAGATACGATCCGCAAGTTTTACTACCAATTAAATATCTATCATTAGGAGAAAAACCTAATTTATCTTGATAATTTGCTCTTTTCTGGAATGGTTGTGCTTGAGTTAATTGACTTGATGCTATTTGTTTCCAAATATTATCATCAACAATATCTTTATAACCTAATTGAACCATACCATCTTGCTCACTCATTTGTAAATTAAAGTATTTTGCATGACGTATTTTTGGATTGACCTGATTTGGAATTGTAGTAGTTTCTATAACATTTGGTTCATATATTTGAGACGGAGATCCTGCAAATGCTTTACTTCTTACATCTGGATGATCTATGTGAACACAGAAATCTGTTACATTTGTTGTTCCATAAGGTTTACCAGTAGTATCATACACTCCTGTCCAAACAAATGCATCTGGATTGATATTTGTTTGAGTAAATTCAGTTGGTATCAAATATCTATTGTCAGTTGGTCTCTTATACAAATCTTCTACTAAACCTAATGCCTTACCTCGTGCATATGCAAATTGACTGGGTACTTGTGAACTCATAAATGGTGCTAACCAATAAGGACTATTTCTACTTAATCTATCAGTAGAAACATTATTATGGAGTAATGGTGCTAAATGATAATTTCTGTTTAGATATTCAGGATTTTTATTTACTTTATCATATAAATATTCTATTGATTGATTTATACCACCAGGAAATCTAGTTACTAGTTCTAAAGGAGTAGAATTAAGATTTTCTATAACGATACAATATTTAGCTGTAACGATTGCTCCTTTTCTTTCATTTTCAGGGAATTGCTGTACGATTTCGGAATAAAATCCAGCATGTAATTCAAGAAGACCACCATTGGATATTGTATATCTGTTATTAGCATCATCCAAAAGATAAACATCCATTTTACCTTTTGTGGCAGTCACCATTTCTTGAAGACTTAACATTTTACTTTCCATATCTCTGAATTTTTCAAATACAGAAAGTTGAGTTCCAGAATCTGTTGTAAATCCTGAAGCAACGACATCACCTTTAGTTACATAAACTTTATCACCAAGTGAAAATACATTTGATAATACAACATCTAAACCTTGTGAATTGAGTTCTGATATAACTTCAACTTTGTTTAATTCTTGTTGTGCTTGTTGTAATAATGATTTTTCATTTGCTTGTACAAGTTCTGTAGGGAAATCAATTATTACACTTTGAGAATAATCTGATTTTAATGGATTTAATGGAAATCCAGCTTCACTAATAGAAGCAATTCTTATTTCAACTTTCTCATTTGAAGTAATTGGTATATCAACTTGATTAATATTTACGGCATCAGCATCATTTACATCTTCATTTGCCCATACATATTTTTGAGTAGTTGTATCATAAACTTGCTTTCTAACTGGACTTAAAACTTCAACCCATTCTGAATAATATCCTTTGAGATTATTACCTGTATTATCTGTAAATTCAAAAGATTTTGAACCATTTGCAGTACCATCAAGTCTCAAATATCTATACTGAATGATAAATTGTATTATATTTTGAGCACCACTTTTATTTTCAATCTTTGGTGTTGGGATAGGAAAAAATCCTCTAATTCTATATTTTGGAGATTCATTAACAATTTCAGTCGTACTCATAGCTCCCATTTCTCTTACTATAGTAGAGTATAGTGTTGAAAGACTATTCTTTTGATCTATTAGATTTTTTAATTTGTTATTTATAATTCTATTATCAGCAGGATTACCTAAATATGATTTTTGTAATTCTTCTTTAGTTTTAGAAATCGCTAATTCTAGTTGTTGAATTTCAGATTGTAATCTATTTTTTTCTGCAAATTTTAATCTCAAAGATTCAGCATCTTGTGATTGTATTTTATGCTCATTAGCGATAACGACTTTAAAATAATCTGCTCTCAAAAGAGGAGAATCTGGTTTTATCCCTAAAATTGTTGGAACAGGTTTATTTTTTGCAGCATCTAACAGATATGCTCCAAAGTCAATACAATATTTACGATAATAATCATCAAGAGACATCTCTGAATCGGCTGTGCGGATTCTTAATTCATTTGAATAAATTCCTGCACCAGGTGACCATTTAGTTGAAGCAACTTGAGTGCTATTATTCACAGGTCTGAAGAAAATCACTTGTCGTTCATCATGTCCAATAGAAACTTCAACTTGTCTTAATGTTAAAACCTCAGAATAAATGTATAAAACATCTGTTCCAATAGGAATAAGTTCATATCCCGAAGTCAAAGTCAATCGTATAGTATTATCTATTTTGTTTAATTCATCTACACGATAACGAGCACCACCTCTCGTTGAAAGAATATCTCCAATTTTAAGAGTTTCAGTATCAATTACTTGATTTAAGTTATTTGTGTATGTTAATTTATTTAATCTATAAATCTTTGAATTTCCAGAACTTGATGTATCTGAATTCAAAATACTTATAACATCAAATGTACCCGTAAATTGACTTATAGAAGGAGGAAATCTATATTCGTCTTCATCAACAAAGTGATTTATGCCCCTACCATTTAGAAATAACATTAATGTTTCATAATCAATATCATTTCTACCTTTGATATTTTGGTCAAAAATTGTTCTTTTTTCATCAGTATCAGTATTAACAATAATTCTACGATACCATACACTACGAACATCTGAAGAAACATAATTTGTAACATCAAAAGTTACTACAAGCATAGGGTTAATAAAATTATCAAAAAACCAATTATTTCTTCTGGTAAAAGAATTAGGAATAGTAACACTACCGATTCTACTTGGTTCTTTTGAATTTTCAGATGCTAAGATTCTTTTATATGTACCATCTTCTAAACGAATAGTTGCACTTCCTGTATCAACACCAGCTAATCCTTTGATGTTTTCTTCCAATCTTTTTAATTCAGAATTTAAATAACCAATAGACGGAATTTGATATGTAGTGGTTTGACCTGAATTATCAACTAGATTAACCGAAACGGAATCGGTTGTTGATGTAAATGCTTCGGAGAACTTTGCTAATATTTCTAAAGAATTGGCATGTGTCCTCATAAGTTCTTGTAACACATCGTGTAAACTATTATCTGATGATTTCATTTGTTTGTTTGTAGATTTATTATTAAATTAGTATGTTATTCTATATATCAAAAAAAAATATTATGGTTAAAAGAACTTAAATTTATTCTAATAATAGAATATAAAATCTTTAATTATTCAACAATTCAAAGGTAAATCCGATGAAAGAAAACTCAAAAAAACTGGACATTCTTAATGTAAATGGCAATAAAATGTCAGATTTTTTGGACAGATTCACACATTTTGACGAAAATCTCTTATTAGAGATTACTCCAAATGAGTTTTTTGCCAAAACTTATACTCCCGACAGAAGTGCAATCAAATATTCATCCTTGAATATTGATGAAATCCTTCAAATTAAAGACGAAAATTTACCTGAAAATCTTAAAGTTGGGTTAATTGGAATTAAACAATTCCAACAAGCTCTCAAATTTTTAGAAGGTTCAGACCAAATTTCTATGGGTATTCAATATATGACCATAGCAGGTTTA